AGCTTTCCCCGAGCTGTTGTGAGCTTTTGTTAGTGTATATTGTGCAGAAGCTGGCACTGAGCTAGAGTTACCGTTCCAAACGTATAGAGATACGGTAGCTGTAGAGCCACTTGTTGACTGAATAAAAAATGGTGAGCGTGAATAGATTAAACTCATTGTTTTTTCTTTAAATGTTTGACTATTTGATTACCTATATTGTGTGCTATATCTGTCGCTATAGCTTCGTGATATTGTTTGAGCATAGGTTGATATCTACGCATAAAGGGTTTACTGAAAAATAACGTTTTTGTTATACCTTTTTGATGTACTGACTTAGCTACAGCGTAAGGGTTTAACCCTCGCTTCTCAGCCCAGTTCTTAATAGCTTTGATAGGTAGAGCCTTCTTAGACTTACGAAAGTGTCCTTGTCTACCAAAAATAGAATTACCAGACTTAGCTTTGTGTCTACCGTCTACTGGGTCAGTACCCTTAACACCTTGGTCTTGATAGACTCCGTACTCATTGAGCTGGAAGTTAAGAGAAGGCATAGAAGAACCTCCTAAGAACTTACCAGAGACTGAGCGATTAAACTTCTTAGAGATATATCCCTTAATAGAGTTATGCAGAGCACCCTTAGCACCTTGTCTAGTAAGATTGCTCTTAGCCTGAGAAACTACATACTTTTTGTAGCTCTCTAGTACTTTCGTAGCTCTAGGGTATGTAGAAGTTATTTTTAGCACAAGTCTACGTTATTTTGAATAGTTACTGTAAGGTCTAAGCCAACGCCAGCTAGCTTATCTTCAAATCTGTCTGAAAAGAACTCTATCTCTGCATCTTCCTCAACTTGATAGCCTTGCTCATACAAGTTACCTCTCTTGAGCTCCTGAGTAGTCTTAGTAGCTGCTGCTAGCATACTATTAAGTCTATACATCTCAGAGTCGTTAAACTCAGCCTCATTGTCATCAGACACGTCTACGATATCTAAGAATAGAATAGACACCTCAATATCGCTTGTGGAGTCTCCTATAGTTCCAGTAGAGATACCTACGTGAGCTAGTGGATAGATGTCTTGCTTGAGTAATTCAACCTCGTCAATGTTACCGAATGTAACTGAGTTAATAAGCTTGTTATTAGTAAGCTCGTCTTTGATAGCGTTTGTTAAGTTTAGTAGTGACTTCATTATCTTCTGTTTCTTTTCATTATTCTGTTTTCCGTGTCTGACTTATCCTTTTCGAATGATAACCACGTCAGAGCATCATATATGTTTATTTTAGTACTTTTTCTAAAGTTTGTCGCATCTCCGTTGCTAAGCGAGTGTAGTGCTCCGAACCATCCCCACCTTTTGCTAAACTGTCCTTCAAGTGAGAGGTCAACGAGCCCTTCTCCTTCATCTTCTTGCTGAGCTTGTCCAAATAAATAGCTGAATGTACTAACAAGTGACTGCTTAAACGGTAAAAAAAAAGCGTTGCATTTACAAACTGACTAGCTGGTAGAGACTTCATTATCTGGTGGTCATCTTTAGAACCTCTGTAAGGCTCGATATTGTACATCTGACCTACTTTATTTGTAATGGGTCTAAATAGTACAGCAGCTGCTTTGTGCCATTCTGCTGGCTTAACTAGATATTCTTCTAGGTCGATATACTCTCCTAGAGTTAGTTCTTCTAAGTCAGGGATGAATCCGTAAGTAGTATCGTTAAACTCAAAGGTATAATCTAGCGGAGGCATCTCGTCCATAGCGTCAGTAATATCCTTCACTAATTCCTCAGCCTGAGCTTGTGGAATAGAGCGTACTTCATTCATAGGGATGTCTAAAAAGATGTTAAGAGTCTTGTGTCCTACAAACTCCTTATCGTCATCGTCAGCAATCATTGTGTACTTCTGATACTGCTCTAGCGTTATCCCAGCTCCATTAAGAGGTATTTTAGCTACCATTAAATAGTTTCTTTAAAAACAGTGGTGAGAGTATACTGTAACGAGAAAAGCCTCCGTTAAAGAGGCTCTATCTCAATCAAAACAAACAAATGAAAACTAATTTTATAGCCTCGTCTGACTTTCGTGACTTCCTAGAGGCAACCCAGCTATCCTATTCTACACTTTCGTGCTTTTTACTATCCTTGGGTCTCTTGTGGAGGATATCGGAGTCGAACCGATGACCTTCTGCGTGCAAGGCAGACGCTCTAGCCAGCTGAGCTAATCCCCCAAGATTGCTAAGTCTCACATTTACTACTCCCTCAGGTTTCACCCTTTGGCTTCAAATGCTTAGCTTGTATTTTAAAGAACTTATTTAATCCAATACTGCTGCGTATCCATTTTTCTCTACGACATTCAGTCCTGATGCTGAAAGTATCTCTATAATAGTGTCTACTTTCACACCGTTTTTTGGTAAAAAATAGCAGTTTATTCCTAAGGACTTAAACTCTCTAGCCTCGTAGTCTCCTACACTAACAGTCTTTAGACCAACTTTTTTGTATACAGCTTTCTTTAATCCAGCTTTGTTTAAAATCTTTGCTATTTCTTGAACTCTCATCTTTTGTTTCATTTTGATAGTACAAATATAAGGCAAATAATTGAACTACCAAACTTTTTACAAACTTTTTTTAAAAAAAATGCTTATTTATATTGATTCTAGATAACTATCCTATGAAGTACTTCCCTTTATTTGGGTTAGCCAACTGATAAGATACAGCGTATCTGATAGCGTCAATCTGGTGGTCAAATCCATTTTGTAGTGGAGTCTCAGCCTTTGTATCGCTCCATTGGTAGTTATTGAGCTCTTTTATCACGTTAGTGGAGTTAGGGTCTATAATAAGCTCATAGTCTTGTAAGAGTGCTATACCATAGTTAACAGAACCCTGACCTTTGATAGTAGGTGTGATATTACAGTGCCTCTTGAGCTCTGAGATAAGTCTAGGCTCAGCTGAGTCTCCTACTATTGTATCTCTACCAGCAACCTGACTGAATATAACTCCTAGCTGGCTTGTGTTCATATTGGGCTTATTGAGATGCTCTTTAATGTAGATGCGTTTGTTAGCTTTATCTATTGATGTAGCTACCAGTGTGGAGGGGTCAGTACTATAACCAAAGTCAGCTCCATATACGTCTATACCTTGAGACTGATATTGACCTATTCTCCAGTTAGTGAATATAACACCCTCAGCCTTCTCTCTCCATCCACCTAGTATAGTATGCTCATATTCGCTAGGTCTACGTTCCTTCATAAGCTCCATAGAGGCTAGAAAAGACTCTCCTAGGTGCTCTATATTGTCTATGTATGTAGTATGTATGTAAGTAGTGTCTCCTTCTGTTATATTAGCTCCTGAGTTAACTCCAGCCTCTTGAAAGAAACGCTTATATATCCAGTGCTCTTTTGTAGCTGGGTTCAATACTAGGATAACTCTGTTCTGTACATCCTTAGCACGTATGGAGTAGTCTATCTTAGTGAATAGCTCATTGTCTGGTATTTCTTCTGCTTCATCACATATCCACGTTGTAATGTTAGCTAACGACTTGAGAGCAGCTGTCTGATTCCCTGAGCCAGTCTTGAGTCCCTTGAAGTATATGCGGTTACCAGTAACTCTGTTGGTTATTTCAGTTCTATTGACCTCAAAATACTCCTCTAGCCCTAGAGCTTCTATCTTGTCAGTAAACTCAGGAATGATAGAGGTATATGCGGAGGTCATTGTATAACGAGTGAATAGAATGTTCTGCTCCTTCTCGAATGTAAGGAATAAGGCCATTAAGTTTACACTATATGACTTACCAGAACCTCGACCTCCAGTAAGTACGAAGTATCTACTAGGGTCTTTAATAAGAGGCTTATATTTACTGTTGAGAGTTATCACTCGTCCTCTTTGAAGTTGATTAGGTTACTTAACGTGAAGTTGATGTCTTGCTTAGAGTCCATCTTAACGTCTACAGATTGCTTAGGAGTTCCGTGTACATACTTCATAAACAAATCTATTGCTCTGTAGTCTCCACGCTCTATAAGCTCTCCTAGCTTGTTTATAACCATTGATTGGTCTATATGGTCAGAGAGTATCTCTTTAACGTTCTCTATGTACTCCTTTTTAGGCCTACCAGCATTTTCTCTGCGTCCACCCCAGTTAGGAGAATCCCCCTCTTGTTTCTTTCTACCAGCCATTCTTTAGCTCTTTAGTGATTGTATTAATTGTAGTTTGGTCTACATATCTCGGCATCCCCTTGGCCATCAAAACAGTTCCGTTATCGTGCTTCCAGTCTAGCAAGTCGTGAGCTAGTTCGTGATACATAGTCATACGTCTTTGATAGCTCGTCATATTAAGCCATCTCTGACCGTTTATTTGTATATGAGTTACGTTGCTATCCATACCGAAAGCCACCCCTAGAACGTTCTGAGGGAGGTTTGTTGAGAATTGAATGTAGACTGTTTCCCCTTTGTCAGCTCTATCACCTACCAGTCTCAGGAAGTCCTCATAATAAGGTCTAAGCTCTGGATGTACATACTCCCAGTCAGGAGCGTCATTAGACTTGCACCCAGCTAGAGTAAAGGTAATCAGCAATAAAGCTAATCTTGAAAACATCTTGATTCTTTATTTAAAAACATTCTAAATAAGGTAATGTGACTATAAAAAAAAGCCCTCATTCCTGAGAGCCATTCTTTTGATTCAAGCTAGATAGCTTCTTTAGTCTTACAAGTCTTACCAGTTCATTAGCTAGATACATCACTTGCTTTTTATAGACTAGGTCATCTGGAGACTGTTCTAGCCTATATTTGGCTTCCTCTAGCTGAGACTTAGTCTTTAGTATTAGTTTGCTCAACATCTCTTATAGCTTTTAGAAGGTTAGTTAAAGCCTCTTGCTTCATTGTTATAGTTCTTAGGCTTGTCTCTATATACTGGTAGACGTAGTCTTGTAAGTAATCTAGCCTCTCAATTGCTGGGAGTTGTTTGAACTCATCACTGGTTATAAATTTATCTATCTTCATAATAAGTCATCTATTAAAGGGTTAGTGAAATCTACACAAGCGTCTTGTGGATACTGCTTAAGGATATCCTCAGCTACTCTATCTACTGCCTTGCTTGCTGTGTTTAGGAGATATCTGTCTCCGTTTACTGTCATTAGTGTTAACTCGCTCATCTCTTTATTGCTACTGCGTAAATTATTTTAAGGTTAGTGTCCATAGGGTTGCCGTGGGAGACTAGCATATCTTTGTCTTTGTCGTATACAAGAGCGTGAACGTGAGTCTTACTTATAACTATAAAGTCGTAGTCAGGCATTGCTATATACTTGGCGAACTGCTTAGAGTTAAGCTCACCCACTTTGAAGTGTTGAGCCGTGTAGTCTAGGTTCTTTACCATTTGAACCATTCTAGTAGCATTCATACCCCTTCTATGCTTTCTAGTGAACTTGTACGTCAACTCTAGTGCTGTCGAGTAGTCTAGGTTAAAAACTGTGGCTATAGCTCTAACGGAGCAGTCGTTGTGCTCGTTGAACTTACCTCTGTCGTTTGAGTACATATCCCAAGTGTCGACTGTAGTGTGCTTTAGCTTCACCTGAGCTGAGGCGATAAGCCCCAGCAGTAACGTGATGATTAAAAATACTGTTCTCATAAGTTCCAGATGTCTTTTGAGATTATGCAGTTGGGAAAGTTACCTATAGCTTCCTTAGCTTCAGCGTCAGAGTTGAATCTCTTAGCATCTTTAATATCTCCGAACTGAGGGATATTAATTCCAACTATAGAGAAGTTTCTGATGAATCCTTGACCGTTGTTGATTATTAAACTTTTCATTTCGTTTGATTTAATTATTAATTGTTTCATTTTGATAGTACAAATATACATATAAAAATCACACAAACAAACAAAAACTTACTTTTTTTCTTAATTTAGACTGATTCTAAATAATCTTAGTCATATTGATAGTGTAGCAGAGCTTATCTACATACTCATTATTGGAGAACTCCGTAGTCTTTGGACAGCTTATCTTAACTGGAGGCTTCCTTAGTACATCTCTGTCTTTACTGATGTTCTTGTAGTAGATGCCACTAGGGTCTTTGACTACATAGACGAAGTCCTTACCCTTCTCTTGAGCTATGACAGTGTTTCTACATATTTTATCGAACTCTATGAGCTTTTCGTCATACACCTTACCTCTGACTTTTAGCTCTATGATAGCCTTATCGCTCTCGCAATCGTAAGGACTGTAAGGATTCTCTGCTTCGTGTATATCTGTCTCTGATAGGAGCATTAGCTCTACCATTAGGTCTCTCTCTGCTTGCTTCATAGTATAGCGTTTATAGCGTCATTCTCATCTCCCTCTGTCATCTGCATAAACTTAACTTCTGCTTCTGAGGGTTTCTTATCTAATTCAGCCCTCAGTTTGTTAGCTATTCTCTTAGCGTCTTTAACTGCGTATCCTACTGACTTATAGTCTAGCTCTAGCTGGTTAGTGTAAAAGACTGACTGGAGTAGAGCGTCCGCAACTGCATTGAGCTCTTTGTTGTCAGGTTTAGCTTCCAGCCACTGGGAGACGACCTTATTTGCCGCCTCCATAGCTGAGTAGTATTTAACTGCTTGTAAGTCTTTCATTAGTATACGTTTCCTACTCTACAGTTACCTTCATACTCTTTCCACTGAGCTAGAGCTACTGTCATAGCAGCACAAGCTTCGTAATTCTCATCTTCCTCATAGTTCT